TATGCAGATCAACGGATTGCAGCGTTAGTAAACTCTGCTCCTGCGGTATTAGACACCTTGAAAGAGCTGTCTGATGCTTTAGGTGGAGATGCTAACTTTGCTGCTACCATTGCAAACCAAATTGGAGCAGTGGATGACAAAATTGATCAGGAAATTTCTGATCGACAGTCTGCTGTAAGTGCGCTTGATGCTCGCATCGACGTACTAGAGCTAGACCCTGTAACAAAAACCTACGTAAACTCATCCGTAAGTGGTGAAGCTAGTGCTCGTATCTCTGCAGTTGCTGCAGAAGAGCTTGCACGTCAAAGCGCCGACTCTGCTTTAAGCAGCAGAATCAGCGATTTAGAAGCTGACCCTGTCACAAAGACATACGTTGATGGTGTTCAAACTTCTCTCGATGCCCGATTGGACATCTTAGAGCAAGACGAGACTACCAAAGCTTATGTAGATGGACAAGTATCAGCTCTTGACGCTAGAATCGACGTTTTGGAATTGGATCCAGTATCCAAGACCTACGTAGATGGCGAAGTGAGCGATTTACAAGGCCAAATCAGCCAAGAAATCCTTGACAGACAATCTGCAGTTAGCGGTGAAGAATCACGCGCTATGGCCGCAGAAGGCTTGCTCGATGGACGCTTAGACGTTCTGGAACAAGATCCTACGACTAAAGCATACGTTGATGCGGAAGTTTTAGATCTCCAAGGACAAATAACTCAGGAAATTTCTGACAGACAAAGCGCAGTTAGTGCTGAAGAAGTACGCGCTATGGCTGCAGAAGGTCTTCTTGATGGCCGACTTGACATCCTTGAGCAAGACCCTACTACAAAATCCTATGTGGATGGAGAAGTAAGTGATCTTCAAGGACAAATTACACAAGAAATCTCTGATCGTCAATCTGCAATTCAAAGTGTAGAAGGAATGATCGAAGCAGAAGAGTCACGTGCGATGGCAGCTGAAGGGCTGTTAGACGGACGCCTCGATGTGCTCGAACAAGATCCTACTACCAAGGCATATGTAGATGGTATCCAATCCGCTCTTGACGGGCGTTTGGATGTTCTTGAGTTAGATCCTGTCTCTAAAACTTATGTTGATGGTGAAGTATCTGATCTACAAGGACAAGTAAACACTGAAAAAGGTCGAATCGACGCAATCCTATCTGCTTCTGAAGCCGATAAGGATTCTTTCGCCGAAATCGTCAGTTTAATTAACAGTGTTGACACCTCTAATGACAGTGCATTTGCTGGCTATGTTACAAGTAACAATGCTGCATTAGCACAAGAAGTATCTGATCGCCAAGCTGGTGACAGTGCTCTTGACTTACGATTAGACGTATTAGAAGTCGATCCAGTCACTAAAGCGTACGTAAACAGCGCAGATAATGCGTTGGATGGACGTTTGGATGTATTGGAAGCCGATCCTACTACTAAATCGTATGTAGATGGCAAAGTGTCCTTGCTACAGTCTGCAGATTCTACACTTCAAAGCAATATTGATGGTCTTTTTGCAAGCAAAACGACTACCAATTTAGCTGAAGGAACAAATCTGTATTACACTCAAGCTAGATTTAATACTGCTTTCTCTGGAAAGTCAAGTACAGATCTTGCTGAAGGTTCAAAACTGTTCTTCACAGATGCTCGTGCAAAGACAGCTGCAGTAGTTAACTCAAGTGCTGGATCTCAAACAGATCAAGCAATGAGCGTAAGCGCTGCAAAGTCTTACATTGATGCTGCTGATAATGCTCGATTAAAGCTAGATGGTACCTCTTCTATGACTGGTCCCGTTGCGTTCTCGTCTTCAATGGCGTTTACTGCAGGCGGTCAGACTATGATCAATGGTAACCCAGCTTTGGGTATCATATTTGGTCGAAGTCAAAGAGTCCCTTATCAGGGTACTTCTTCTGGCATGACAATAGCAATACAGAACCATATCGTAGGCGTAACTTCGGTAACTGGTGGAAAAACCATCTCGTTACCATCCGCTGTAACTATGGCTTCTGGACGCATGTTCATCGTCAAAGATGAATCCGGTCAAGCAAGCTCTTCTAACCCAATAGCGATTGTTCCACCAGCTGGACAATTTATTGATGGAGAAGCCTCTTACTTAATCGTAGTTCCTTATGAATCAGTAATGATTTATTCTAACGGAACAAATTGGTTCATCATCTAATACCTGGGAAGCTCCCTGTGGCCGCGCACCACGGGGAGCAATCCCTTATAATTAAAGAATTTTATGTCATTTATCAAACCCCAAGACCAAATAAATAACGGTACTATCGACAGAGCACCAACACAAAACTCTGTATACGATGCTATCACTGGAACCCTAAGCGGATTTCCTACTCAAAACTATAACTTAGCTCCACAGTTATACAATGCTGGCACAAAGACTGCCAATTTCACTTTAGACTTTGCAAACGGACCTGTCCAACAAGTTACTATCAATGCAGCAGGCCCTCTTGTCCTCACCCTCTCTAATCCTGTCACCGGTGGAGCATATTTGCTCAAAATTGTACAGGGCGCTACTCCTGGAACTATTACGTTCCCAGTAAGCGTAAAATGGGGTGCAGCGGGGGCTCCTACCCTTTCTAATACTACTGGTAAGATAGATATTATAAATCTATTTTATGATGGTACAAGCTATTACGGTACTTACGCCCTAGGATACTAATATGAATCTTCTAAGGCTTATAGCTGCTAGAAAGATTGAAGCTGGCCTAAAGCTAGATTACCTTGTCGTCGCCGGAGGCGGCGGTGGAGGTGACTTTGGTGGAGGGGGAGCTGGTGGATTTAGGACTGATGTAGATTATACAGTCAGTCTAAACATACCTTATACTGTAACCGTTGGAGCAGGCGGTACAGGTGGAGCTGCCTCAAACAAAGGCACTAACGGTGGAAATTCTGTATTTGACCTAATCACTTCCGCAGGCGGCGGGGGTGGTGGAGCTTTTAGCACTGCTAACAAAGACGGTAGATCAGGTGGAAGTGGCGGCGGTGCCGGAACAGAAGATGGCGGTTCTTACGCTTCAGGTACACCAGGCAGTGGTACTCCTTCCCAAGGTAATAACGGAGGTTTAGCTGTTAACGGAGCTACAGCAGCAGGTGGCGGTGGCGGTGCTGGTGCAGTTGGAGGCAATGGAGCAGGTAATAGCGGAGGAAATGGCGGTATTGGTAGTCAAAGCTCTATCACAGGTTCTGCTGTTTATTATGCAGGCGGTGGAGGAGGCGGGGGAGCCAGCGCAGGTGGAACAGGTGGCACAGGTGGAGGCGGTAACGGACGAAATGCTTCAGGAGCTAGCAATACAGCAGGCACTGCTAACACCGGAGGCGGTGGAGGCGGTGGCTATAACTCTATGGGATCTAATGGTGGCTCGGGCGTAATTATACTAAAAATTCCCGATACACGTACAGCTACTTTCTCAGCAGGTGTGACAAGCTCAGTGAGCACATCTGTACCTGGCTATAAGATATACACTATTACAGCCACTTCAACTTCTTCTGAGACGGTAACATTTTCCTAATGCAAAAGTTTACAGCATTCTTAGCTTCTATAGCAATGGTGTTTATGCCCATTAAGGCTACACTAATCACCGTAATGGTGCTTACTGTGGTGGATTTGATTTCAGGCATAATGGCGGCTAGAAAGGAGAAGAAGAGGATCACCTCTTCGGGACTTAAGCGCACAATCATTAAAACGACTGTGTATGAGGCCGTCATTATGCTAGGGTTCCTTACCGAGCAATATATGACAGGAGATGCGGTTCCTATTGTCAAAGTTTTAGCCGGTTTTATAGGACTTACCGAGCTTAAAAGTGTAATGGAGAATATTGAGCGTATCTCTGGCATGTCCATAATTCACTTGCTCATAGACAAGCTCAATCAATCAGATAAAAAATGATTCCTTCCGAAAGGGCTATAGACCTAATTAAAAGGTTTGAATCTTGCCGTTTAAAAGCTTACCAGGACTCTGCTGGGGTATGGACCATAGGATGGGGTACCACAGGCAAAGGCATTCAATTTGGGCTCACTATAACGCAAAGGACAGCCGATTACCTATTAATGGCCCACGTCCTAGATATAGGCTTAGAGCTTACCAATCTATTTGAAAACAAGCTAAAGCAGTATGAATTTGATGCCCTTGTATGTTTTATATACAATATAGGCATAGGAGCCTTTAAAAAGAGCACTATGTATAAGCTTTTAAGGGAAGGTAAGAAAAATGCTGCTTCCCATGAGTTTGATAAGTGGGTGTATGCCGGAGGCCAAAAGCTAAATGGCCTAGTCAAGCGCCGAGCCGCTGAAAAGGCCATGTTCTGTAATGATGTTTAAGTATTTCCTGTTTAGA